ACTAGGTCTGGCGCTGGAGGTGGCGGTGTAGGACTGTATGGTCAAGGTTCTAACGGTGCTGGCGGAAGCTACCCCGGTGGTGGCGGTGGCGGTGGTTCTGGCGGAAGCAGTGGCCAAAGTGTCGGTGGTTCAACTGCTGGTAATGGCGGCGCTAACGGTGGCGGTGGTGGTGGCGCAGGATCACAATCCTGCAATTCGGGAGGAGGCGGTGCTGTTGGAGCGGTTCGTATTGTTTGGCCCGGCACTACTCGTTCCTTCCCGTCAACTTGCGTAAGTGCTTAATTTTTTGGATTAGATATGAACCTTTATATTGAAACCGAAAACGGCCAAACTAAAAATCATCCAGCGCTTGAAAACAACTTAATTGCTGCGTTTGGTGTTATTCCTGAACATTGGGAACCATTTGTTCGCATTGAACGTCCTGTTCCCGGGGTTTATCAAATTGTTTCAGATGAACCAACTTACGAAAAAGTAGATGGTGTTTGGACTGATGTGTGGACTTTACGCGACATGACTGCGGAAGAAAAAACTGCCAAACAGCAAAGTGTTATTGATGCTTTTAATGCCCGTGAACAATCTGAGAATTGGTCTGCATGGACGCTGGACGAAACTATTTGTGCCATGCGCCCCCCAATTCCTCGCCCTGCGTCAGAGGCCGCAAAACTGGATGCTGGCATTATGACTTTTTGGTGCGGTGCAGAAAATAATTGGAAAGATACTCCAGCGCGTCCTATTGATGGCAATCAATATCAGTTTGATTTCCTTGCTTGGCAATGGGTTCAGGTTGTAAACTGATAGCCCAACCAACAAGGAGAGCGCTATGGCCAAGACCATCACAAAAAAATCAAAACAAAAAATCTGCAAAGCCGCTGAGTCAGTGGCCCAAGTAGTGCAGAACACGCAGCTTCAAGTTGCGTATCATTTTCCATGCCCAATCTATTTGATTGAGCGACCAGACTTCTTGGAGGTGGTTAACACCGTTTCTGAGGAAGCCCTTACCGCTGCAAAAAAAGAACAGCAGCTTAATGAGATTTACCCCGTGCATATGACGGGCAGTTATTTTGCCGACCCACGTATGACTGGATTTTCTGAGTTTGTTGGCGCTACAGCTTGGAACATTCTTAATGAGCAGGGCTTTGCCATGCAAGATAAAGTGGTGTCGTTTACAGAAATGTGGACACAAGAACACCACAAGCACTCCGCAATGGACGCACACGTTCACGGATTTGGTTCACAAATTGTTGGTTTTTACTTCCTTGAAACACCAAAAGATTGCTCCCGCGTTGTGTTCCATGATCCTCGCGCCGCCAAAGTGCAAATTGATTTGCCAGAGCAAGACGTAAACATGGCTACACCAGCCAGCAAAATGATTAACTTTGAGCCAAAACCCGGCTTAATGATCTTTGCTAACTCATGGTTGATGCATTCGTTTACACGCCATGCAGCTGAAATGCCCATTAAGTTTGTGCATTTCAACTTGACCGTGCAGATGGCTCAACCCGCAGTTTGTGAAGTGCCGCCAGCAGCTGAGGTTGTATGAACACATACCAGATTAGGTTCAATAAATCTCGTGGACAAGCTGGTCGTGGTTCAATGGATCATGTCTGGCGTGTTTTTGAAAACGGCAAAGAGTTTTTGTTTAAAAATCTTGATATTGCTACGCCAATTAAAAGCGAAAAAGATGCCAATGGTGTTGACTACAACATTGTTTGCCGTGGGTACATGACTATTGATCGAGATACTTCAACGGCAATCATCACTGCAAAAATTAAACAATTGGAAACAGTATGAGTACAAAATACCCCGGCGGAATAATTTCCAAGACTCCAGTCACACCTAGTGGCCCATACGAAACAAGCACGGCTTCTGGTGTTTGGACGCTTGACCAACAGGCTTACTGGCAGAAACTAAGCCAATGGCCCACGGCTGGAAGACCTGTCCCTGATCCACAATTCAACTACGTCACTATGTTGTTGCATGGTGACGGGACTAATGGCGCACAGAACAATACATTTGTAGACAGCAGTACAAACGCATTCACCATTACCCGTAACGGCAACACAACCCAAGGTTCGTTTTCGCCTTATGGGTCTAATTGGTCTAATGGTTTTAATTTAGTTTCAACACCTGATTATTTAAGTGTTGCATCTAATGCCGCTTTTGGCATGGGAACAGGCGATTACACAATTGAATCTTGGTTTTACTGCACCGATACAGGTGGCTATCAGGCAATAGTTGATTGCCGTGCCGCCACTCCAGCAACAGGTCAAATTCTATTTAGACTTTATGCATCAGGGCAGTTTTATTTTTCTATACAAGGTACAGGAACTGTTTTAACAAGCCCTGCCAACATTGCATTAAATACATGGGTTCATGCCGCCGTCGTTAAGGCTTCAGGCGTATACACGCTTTACATCAACGGCACTTCGGTTGCAACCGCCTCTAATTCTGTAAGTATCCCAACATCACCAGTAACTATCGGCTGGGATCAGCAAAGTGGCAACGGCTTTAAAGGCTATTTAAGCAATATAAGGATTGTTAAAGGTACTGCGGTTTATACAAGCAACTTTACGCCAAGCACTACGCCATTAACTGCGGTATCAGGTACAAGCCTTTTAACTTGCCAAAGCAATCGTTTTGTTGATAACAGTAGCAATGCTTTTGCAATTACAGTAAATAATGCACCAAGCGTCCAACGCTTCAACCCGTTTGGCACTGCTACCGCCTACACCACAAGCGTGATTGGTGGGTCAGGGTACTTTGATGGTAGTGGGGATTATCTTGTTCCAAGTTCAAACACACCAATGGATTTTGGAACTGGTGCGTTCACAATTGAAGGTTGGGTTTATACAGGCGACAAATCTGTTTCAGGTGGGGCATCACGCACAATAATTGGCAATAGTGGTAACTCATACACTATGCAACTTTACATTGACACATCTGTTGGTAAGGTTGTGTTTGGTAATACAGGTTCTACCAACTTGCAAGGAACTAGCGGAATTGCAAATAATGCTTGGCATCACATTGCTGTTGTGCGTTCTGGTACTGGCTCAAATCAAACAGCACTTTTTGTCGATGGCACTAGAGAAGCATTAGGGACTAACTCTCAGAATTACACAAGTGGAACAATTTATCTAGGTGCTTTTGGCACAAGTGATGGATTTTGGAATGGCTACATTTCCAACTTGCGAATTGTCAAAGGTACGGCAGTTTATGACCCAACTGTTTCAACGCTAACTGTTCCTACAGCACCCCTGACAGCAATTACAAATACTGCCCTTTTGTTGAATCTTATCAATGGCGCAATCTTTGACAACGCCATGATGAACGATTTAGAAACTGTGGGTAACGCACAGATTTCTACAAGCGTGGTGAAGTATGGAACAGGGTCTTTGGCGTTTGATGGAACTGGTGATTATCTTCAAGCACCAGACTCACCAGTCTTTAATTTTGGAAGCGGTAATTGGACGATTGAAGGGTGGCTCTACATCAATTCTGCAAAAAACTACAACGGTTTTTATGGTAAAAGGCAAGCCGGGCAGTTTGGTTTGACATTGCAAGTCGATAGTAGTAATGTTCTTTCAATTTCAGCATCAACAACAGGATCAAGTTGGGCTTTGGCTGGTGCATCATTAGGTAGCGGATATTCAACGGGCGCATGGATGCACGTTGCTGTGACTCGTTCTGGAACAACCATTACAGGTTGGCTAAATGGCACAAGTACAGGAACGCAGACACTTTCTGGGTCATTATTTGCGGCAACTGGTTACCCTGCCACAATTGGTTCATCAAACGATACAGGGCAAGATTTCAACGGCTATATTGACGATTTCCGCATCACCAACGGTGTCGCCAGATACACCACAACATTCACACCGCCAACTGCGGCACTCCCAGATATTGGCCCAAATTAAGGAGCATTTATGTTTATTGCAAAAATAACAGACGGACAGATTGGCGAGATCATCGACTTTCGTACGTATTTTGGTATGACGGATTCCGTCACGGATGAGCAGTTAGCCGCTCAAGGTTTTGTCAAAGTTAACCTGTACCGCGACCATGACCGCCTGACCCAGAAACTTGTACCTTGCGACCCCGTGTTGGAAAACGGTTGGGTGTACAAAGTTGCCGTAGCTGATTTGACCGCAGAAGAAATCCAGTCTGCCAAAGACAGCGCGATGGCTCAGATTCGCGGAACACGCAACCAACTGCTCAAAGACTGTGACTGGACGCAGATTGCTGATTGCACCGCAGATAAGACTGCATGGGCTACATACCGCCAGACACTGCGTGATTTACCAAGCACAGTAACTGGCGACCCCCGTACATTTACCGACTGGCCGCATAACCCTGACTGGGTTGCAATGCCTGCTTAATCATGTGGGACTGGGCTGAAGCAATTATTGCGGCAGCCTGTGTTACTGCCTTCGTTATTTTTTGTACCTACATGATTGCATGGGGCGGAATATGGTGACAGCTAAAAAGGCTCCGGCCAAAGCCCCAGCAAAGGTGGCTCCAGTTAAAAGACGAATCCCAAAGCCAAAGGCTGAGCCAGTGGTGCGCCAAGCACCCCCAAAGAACCAGACGACTGCCGACAAGGTGATCGAGTTAATTAAATGGGTAGACAATCCGTTTAAACTGTTCACGGTTATCTTGCTGTCGTTCCTGTTCTTTGCAGGCTACTTTGCTTGGGATTCCCGCACGGTCATCTTAAACGCGATTACAAATTCGTCCCACAAGTCTGCGCTGCGTGAAGTGCCGGTGCTGGAGCATATTGCCCAGAGCGTGATGAAGGACTTGGATGCTGAGACTATCGTGGTTCACAAAGCCAACCTTGTTGTGAACGGCAGAACTACGCTACTTGCGTATGGCCCTAAAGGTAGAACCACCGAGTTTGACGGCTACAACTCCACGCTATTTAATAAAGACCCAGTGCGCAACGCAGCCATGATTGCTATGCTGAACGGTGAGGTTTACTGCGCCAAACAAGAAGTGACTGGCAAGACATCTGATTGGGAAAAGAAGCAGGGCGTTGAGTTTG